TTATGCGCAAGGCATACATTTTAAGGCAAATTACAAAGGAGGCAATTTAAAATGGCTACACTAGCAGAGATCCGTGCTAAACTTCAAGAAGCACAAAACAAAACCACAGGCAACTCCACAGGCGGTGGAGACAACGCGATTTATCCCCATTGGAACATGCAAGAAGGCAAAGAAGCGGTGGTCCGTTTCCTTCCTGACGGCAACGCCAACAACACATTCTTCTGGGTAGAACGTGCGATGATCAAACTGCCGTTCGCAGGTGTCAAAGGAGAAACAGACAGCCGTGCGGTACAGGTACAGGTCCCCTGTGTGGAAATGTACAATGATGGTACAGCATGTCCGATCCTTTCAGAAGTCCGTGGTTGGTTCAAAGACAAGAACCTCGAAGAAATGGGTCGTAAGTATTGGAAGAAGCGTTCATACATCTTCCAAGGTTTTGTTGTAGAAGATCCTCTCAAAGAAGATTCTACTCCGGATAATCCCGTCCGTAGATTTATCATCGGACCTCAGATCTATCAGATCATTCGTTCTGCACTGATGGATCCAGAGTTGGAAGAACTGCCAACCGATTTCCTGCGTGGTGTTGATTTCCGCATCGCAAAGACCAGCAAGGGCGGATTCGCAGACTATTCTACTTCCAAGTGGAGCCGTCGTGAAAGATCTTTAACTGATCAAGAGAAAGCAGCCATCGATCAATATGGCCTGTTTAATCTATCGGATTTCCTTCCTAAGAAGCCAACCGATGTCGAGCTGAAAGTAATGAAAGAGATGTTCGAAGCATCAGTCGACGGCGAAGCCTACGATATGGATCGTTGGGGTCAATATTTCAAACCTGCGGGAATGGGTTCGGCCACCGGAGATCCTAACAAGACGGTAGCGAAACCAACGATGTCCGATGATGAAGTCGATGATGAACCTGCTACGGTGTCAAAGCCTGCGGCCGCACCTGCCAATACAGAAAGCGCATCTAGGGCACAAGATATCCTTGCCAAGATCCGCGCCAGACAGGGCCAGTGATTGCTAAACTAAAAAATGTGGGACTAAGGTTCCACATTTTCATCATCATAGGACGACATAATGGCAAAAGCATTTGATATAAGCAAGTTTCGAAAAAGTATTACTAAGAGCATCGAAGGACTCAGCATCGGTTTCAATGATCCCACAGATTGGGTCTCGACAGGAAACTATGCTCTGAACTATCTGATCAGCGGTGACTTCCATCGCGGAGTTCCACTGGGCAAAGTCACGGTATTCGCAGGTGAAAGTGGTGCAGGCAAATCCTACATCTGTGCCGGCAACTTGATCAAGGCCGCACAGGCGCAGAATATCTATCCTATCTTGATCGATTCAGAAAATGCCTTAGATGAAGATTGGCTCAAAGCACTGGACGTTGATACCGCAGAAGATAAACTGCTGAAACTCAACATGGCCATGATCGATGATGTGGCCAAAACCATCACAGAATTTGTCGCAGAATACAAGGCCATGCCCGAAGACGGTCGTCCAAAGATCTTGTTCGTGCTGGACAGCCTAGGCATGTTACTAACTCCCACAGATGTCAATCAATTTGAAGCAGGTGATCTGAAAGGTGATCTGGGTCGCAAAGCCAAAAGTCTCACCGCACTTGTGCGAAACTGCGTGAACATGTTTGGTAGCCTTAACATTGGCCTAGTTGCTACTAACCACACATACGCTAGCCAAGACATGTTTGACCCTGATGATAAAATCTCAGGTGGCCAAGGTTTCATCTATGCCTCATCTATCGTCGTGGCGATGAAGAAACTCAAGCTCAAAGAGGATGAAGATGGCAATAAGATTTCAGAAGTCAAAGGTATCCGTGCTGCCTGCAAGATCATGAAGACACGCTATGCCAAACCCTTTGAATCGGTACAGGTCAAGATCCCCTACGAAACTGGCATGAATCCTTACAGTGGTCTTGTCGATCTCTCTGAAGCCAAAGGCATATTGGTAAAAGATGGTAACAGACTGTCCTATACGACACCGGATGGGGAAATCCTTAAGTTCTATCGCAAAGAATGGGAACGCAACGAAAATGGTTGTCTCGATCAATTGATGATAAATTTTTCTAAAGCCACAGAAAATACATCATCTGAGATAACTAATAATGTTGAACCCCAACCGGAGAGCGTGGAATGAAAGAAGATTTAATCGCAGATATTTGGACACTGGTCGTAGAACATATCCCTGAAAAATCTAGAGCCGACGTAGCATCTGGATTCGTAAACACTCTATTAGACTATGGAATCAAAGAATCTACACTGCAGAGCCTATTAGGAATAGATGACCATCTAGACGAAGCCATCGACTATGCTATCGATGACGAAGAGATCGAAGAAGAATCAGAAGAATATGGTTACGATGACGAGGAATAAATGAATTGGTATGATCGAGTTTCAAAGGATATTTCAAACATACCAGATGCTGTGGCATATTATGAAAGCGAACTGCTAGAAGCAAAAAAAGATGCCCGCATAGCGGGAAACATTGAGAGGGCATCAGCCGCCATGCCTGGCATCGTAGAAAACCGATTCAATCAACTCCAAGAGATCGAAGCCATATTAGAATATCTCAACATTGAACTGCGCAGACTGCGTAGCCAGCATTTTCGCAAATATCTTGAAAATTATCAACGAAGCCTAAGTTCTAGAGACTGTGAAAAGTTCGTAGAAGGCGAAGCCGATGTTGTTGATTTTGAAAAGATTATCAATGATTTCGCTTTGCTCAGAAACAAATGGCTGGGCATTATTAAAGCATTGGATATCAAACAATGGCAGTTAAGTAATATCGTTAAATTACGGACTGCCGGATTAGAAGATGCTACTCTATGATACTTTTAGAAAAACAACAAGTTAAAACTATGACATCTCATGAAAGAGTAGCAGGGTTGCATACTGCTATTCTTTCAATATATCAAGATAATATTCCTGGCGACTTTGTTGAATGTGGAGTGTACCTCGGCGGGAACGTAATTATAGGTAAAAAATTTTTCGATAGTGTTGGCGTCATTGACAAAAAATATTATGCATTTGATACGTTCGAAGGCATGACTCAGCCTGGAGAAAATGATCCAAATAAAGATCATCGAATCTGGAAAGATATTGCTGCCTGTATCGGTCCTCTAGAAGAAGTTATTAATGAATTTAAAAATCACGGAGTGTTCGACGACCGTATTGTTATGATAAAAGGCGATGTGATGCAAACGCTCGCTGATGCAAATAATTTACCAGAAAAAATATCTTTACTAAGATTAGATACTGATTGGTACGAATCTACAAAGTTCGAATTAGAAGTATTATATTCAAAATTAGTTCCCGGGGGTTTTTTAATCATCGACGATTACGGGCACTGGGACGGTTGTAGGAAAGCGGTAGATGAGTTTTTTAGTCAAGATTTTGTAACTCAAAATTTTACAAAACTAGATTACACTGGTATTTTATATAGAAAACCTAGTAACTAACCGTACCCCAACGATCTTTTTTGTTTCCCGAGTAATGATCTGCATATGTTCCAAATGTTCGCTTAACTGGATTCCAGTCCATATAGTTTAAAACATTGGGAATTATACCACAATCATAGAAGAGCTTATTTAATAGGCCTTGTCCTTGCAGTACATACTCATTTTGTAAATAATCTAAAGCAGTTTGTTTAGTACATTCTATAACATTTTTAGGAATGTACATCATCCCTGCATTGAAATATCTATCGTGGGTCATTTGCAATTCGTTGGCTCTATCTATGACAGAACTGCCTTGATCTAGACAAGTAGAAAAATTGTCTCCGCAAATTTCAAATAGATCAGGAGCATAGTCTTTTATTATATAATCCGAATCTAAATAGAGCACTGCATCATAATCAGAAAAATCATAAAACTTCAATTTTTGATAATCTAAATGTTTGCCTATAGCAGGAACAAAATCATTTTTATCTGCGAGCAAGTAATAGGCCGCTCCGCATTTCAACGCATATCGCATCGCATTTCTGTTACTTATTTCGTACATGTCTTGATTATAACTGTACGGTAAAAATTCTGGATTTTTCTGAGAAAAATTAGGTATATTAATTTGGAAAACAATTTTTTTCATAAGATATATTTTTGGACGTCAGTATTTATAATGAAATAAATACCTATTTAAAATTAAAGGATTTTTATGAAATCGATAGTTACAGGCGGTGCGGGATTTATAGGTTCTCACATTGTAGATAAATTATTGTCTCTGGGGCATGAAGTTACAGTTTTTGATACCGAAACTTCACAAGTTCATGATTTTTTCTATTATAATGATCGTGCTAGATATTTTAAACTAGACGTTGCAGATTATGAAAGCACAAGACCACTATACGAAAATGTAGATTATATTTTCCATTGCGCAGCCGAATCGAGAATTCAACCAACTCTTAAGAATCCGTTATTAACCATCAGAACAAATACACTAGGAACTGGTACTGTTCTACAGTGTGCCAGGGAAGCCGGAGTCAAAAAAGTCATCTATAGTTCAACGTCGTCTGGGTACGGATTAAAAAATATACCCCCATTGTCAGAGGATATGCCAGATGATTGTTTAAATCCCTATTCTGTATCTAAAGTTTCTGGAGAAAAACTTTGTAATATGTATACAAGATTATTTGGGTTAAAGACGGTGACATTTAGATACTTCAATGTGTATGGTCCAAGAGAGCCCCTTAAAGGACCTTATGCTCCTGTTGTTGGATTATTCTTAAGACAGCTTAAAGCAGGAGAAACTCTCACTATAGTTCCGGACGGTACACAGCGCAGAGATTTTACTCACGTAGACGATGTAGTCAACGCAAACATATTAGCTATGGAAAAAGATCACGACAGTTACGGAGAAATTTTTAATGTAGGCACGGGGAGAAATCATTCGATACTCGAACTAGCAGCTATGATTTCTTCAAATACAAAAATGATAGAGCCGAGACTCGGCGAAGCTTATATTACACTGGCCAATATTTCTAAAACTCAAAAAGTTTTTGGATGGAATCCTGCTAAACAAATCGAAGATTATATTACAGATAAATTAAGATCGATGTAATTGATTTATTTCTTTAACTGATTGTAATAGTCTTTGAAGAGTACCTAGATCTTTTCCGTGTTCTATAATAGCTGAAACATCTTTAGGAAAACAAGCTCCGCCGTATCCATATTTGCCGTCCGGGCCTGGAACATCCCAATGGCTTATTCCTAGTCTAGCATCATTCTTTGAAATTTCTTTTATTTCATTCCAATCTACCCCTACTGCTTTGGCTAAGTGAAAAAGATCGTTCATAAAGGTCACTTTAGTAGCCATTAAGGAATTTGCCATGTATTTGAATAAACTAGCAGTAGCAATGTCGGTGTGATGGTATGATGTTGCTTTTATCGTACTGATCTTTATGACTTCTTCGGCTGACTCACAGATTTTTTTCGGACCGCCAATTAGAACCCATGAAGAATTTTCATAATCTGCTGTGGCATTCGCTGCTGTTAAGAATTCAGGAGCATGAACTAAATTTGGAAATTGTGATTGCAGTTTTAAATAAACACCTGGCGGGACTGTACTTTTACATATGATAGTTTTCTTGAAATCTTTTAATTCATTTAGCACCGATTTGACAAAACTATCGTCACATCGACCGCTTTCTAGCATAGGTGTAGGAACACATATGTAAACTGCATCACAAGAAAAAATTTCATCCATTGAAGCAGACTTTTCTCCTAATTTGGGATCTCTAATAATTAAATTTTGAAATCTATGAGTATGCGCTACTGCCGAGCCCACGTATCCTAAACCAAACAATCCGATTTTCATGTTAATCCTTTGCTGACAAAGCAATATTTACCGCGTATTTAATTCAATATAAATAAACTGCGGTTAGGAGATACTGTTGAAAGATTTATTAGAAAAATCTAAAGAAATTAAGTTTAATAACGAATTTACAGATAACTTGTTAAAACACGAGAGCGAATTCAATGAAATTCTTCAAGTATGTGGCGGAAAATTTTCAACAAAAATAGGATCTTATCTATTTAACGGTAAGGAATATCGCTACTATATAGGAATGTATGATAAACAAAAATTAATTTACGACTTATGTAAAGATGTTAACGAAGTATTAGAAATTGGCACATACATGGGGCATTCTCTATTGCTCATGTTGATGTCCAATCCTAAATTAAAAATTACCTGTGTCGATATAGATTCAACGTATGCCGGTCCAGCTACAGCCTTTTTGCAGACAAAATTTCCAGATGCGCAGATTAACTTCATATGGGGCAGTAGTATTGATGTACTACCAACATTAACTACAAAGTTTGATTTTTTTCATATTGATGGAAAGCACAATAATAAAATGATAGCCCAAGAATTTTTCTTATGCAAGAATTTAACATCTACGGATCAAATGAAATTACTATTCGACGATTCGGACACTTGCCAACCACTGTTGGAATATATAAGAAACGAACATAGTGTTTTAGAAGAATACACACCGAAAAGTGAGTGGTGTAACACCTTTATGAAATTAAAATTATAATTATGTCCTCAAAATTTATTACTGACGAAACTAAACCGCATTTAGGCGGTAACACGATAAGCAAAGACAAAAATACTTGGTCTCCGGCTTCTTGGAACTATGTTGTAGAAAAATATGAAATTAAAAAAATTATAGACTTAGGTTCAGGCGAAGGATATACCTCTCAATGGTTTATTGACAAAGGATTTTCTGTAACTGCTGTAGAGGGTTTAGAACAAAATGTAAAAAATGCAGTGGTTCCTACAATTTTACACGATCTTACTACAGGGCCGTTTTTACAAAACACCGATCTAGTAGTTTGTATAGAAGTCGTAGAACATATTGAAGAAAAATATTTAGAATTTTTATTAGAATCTATGTGTCAAGGCAAATTTTTGTTTATGACACATGCTATACCAGGTCAGCCCGGATATCACCATGTTAATTGTCAAGAAAGTCAATACTGGATAGATCATCTACAAAGAAAAAACTTTTCTTTGTTAGAAGAAGACTCATACACAATCAGAGAACTAGCAGATAGAGACAAGGCCAGACATATTTCAAGAAACGGAATGCTGTTTCAAAAAATCATCTAGGCATGGTATGCCAAAAATTAGGAAAATTCTTTATAATATCTAAGACTACATCAGGATATATAGGTTCGACAATCTTACTATCAACCTTGTGATTGATAGCTTTTTTAGTGTCTACAGATTTAAAAGCAGACAAGACTTCCTCAGGATTTCTTCCCCGGTGTTCGATGAGGCTATCGACTTTATTTCGAATAATATCATCGCTGCCAAACCAAGTCCAATGCCACCCCACAATACTATCTACATTAGCACAATGGTTTCTGTCTTTACGCTTTACAATTTCTTTATTACCTTTGTATAGATCGTGTGGGGTTTCAAACATATGTTTTTTAGCCACTACACTGCCCTTCCACAGTCTATCAGATAGTTGATCAAATTTATAAACATACATTTGAAGTGTGCAGCTTATAGGTTTATTTTCTCTGTTTAAGGTTTCGATAATTCTATGCCAATGAGTCGGGTCTATAATTTCATCTAGGTCACCGTGTATGATAATATCTTCCGAATCGTATTTTTTTAAAACTTCTTTAAAACCTCTTCTCATTGAGGTTTCATAAAAACTAGGGTGAGGATGATTTGGCTCTAGATCGATACTGACAAGTTCTAACTTATCTCCATACTTTTTTCGATAACGATTAAAATTGTTAGCTAAATGAAAGTCCTTAGGAACACCGCTTAGAGTTTTATTAGCTTCCAAAACAATCCATCTATCAGCATAGTTTTTTGTAACTTCTAGATGGATATCCAGCATATCAAATTCGTTATTAAAAAGAAAAGTATCTATTATCATTATAATGTCCTTCAGGAAATATTTAGTGATAATATTAGCATATAAATATTCATATGAAAAAAATCGTATTAGTTACCGGGGGATTTGACCCAATCCATTCCGGACATATTTCTTACTTCAAAGCAGCAAAGACATTAGGTGACGAACTTATTGTTGGACTTAATTCAGACGAATGGCTCGAACGTAAGAAGGGTCGAGCGTTCATGCCGTGGAACGAACGATTGTGCGTAATCAATAATCTTTCTGTGGTAGATGAAGTGTACACCTTTGACGATTCAGACGGATCCGCCAAAAATTTTATAAGACAGATCAGAGCACATTACCCCGATGCTGAACTAATATTTGCCAACGGCGGCGATAGAACTGCAAAAAATATCCCGGAGATGGATATTGTTGATTCAAATATAAAATTTATATTTGGTGTTGGTGGGCAAGATAAGAAAAACTCCAGTTCTTGGATATTAGAAGAATGGAAGGCACCTAAGACAGAAAGACAATGGGGCCACTGGCGTGTATTGTATGAGCAAGGTCAAGAAGTAAAATTAAAAGAATTAACGGTGTTACCTGGTAAAATGTTGTCTATGCAAAAACACAAAAAACGTGCGGAGCATTGGTTTGTAGCAGATGGTATCGCTACTGTTTATACAGTTAATGTTAGTACTGATACAGAACTTTTAGGCGTATATAAAAAATTTGAACACATACATATTAGTAGACAAGAGTGGCATCAACTTTGTAATGAAGGCAATGAGCCTTTAAAAGTTATTGAAATACAATACGGTGAAAACTGTATTGAAGAAGATATAGAACGTCTATGAATAACTGGATATTTCTCAGCAAAGAAGGCAAAGACGAATATATCAATATGTTCGGTATGGGCAGTGGTGGCCGAATAATCAACACCGACGATTTTAATTATAGAGACAGCGAAGATCCTATAGTACTGAGAGGTATACTCAAGCATAAGATAATGAAAAAATGCTGGCTAGACGGCAGAGACTTTTATTTTATGGACACGGGATATATGGGAAATATGCGAGGTCCATTAAACCCTATGGGATGGAAATATTATCATAGAATCGTAAAAAATGATCTTCAGCATACCGAATTAATCAAAAGACCCGATGATAGATTTCGTAAGTTGGCAATTCCTATACACCATTGGAAGAAAGGTGGAAGAAAAATCCTAATTGCTAAGCCTGACGAAAAACCTATGAAATTTTATGGTTTAGAATTAAAAGACTGGTTACAGGAAACTGTCGATACGATTAAAAAATACACCGACCGTCCTGTGGAGATCCGAGAACGAGTCAAAAGTAGATTAGAACGAACAGTTAACAGCACACTGAAAGAAGCGTTAGATGATGATGTTCATTGTCTCGTGACTTTCAATAGCAATGCAGCCACCGAGGCAGTCATGTACGGATATCCTGCATTTACCCTATCTCCTACACATGCTGCGAAACCAGTCACCTCTCAAGATTTGAGTAAAATAGAAACACCGTATTATCCCGATCAAGATCAAGTATATGCGTGGGCCTGTCATCTTGCCTATGGTCAATTTCATATAACTGAACTAAAAGATGGCACCGCCTGGAGAATTTTAAATGAACAATAATTTTTTGCCTATTTTTGTAGGCTATGACCCCCGAGAAGATATCGCATATAAAGTTTGCGAATTTTCCATTTATAAAAATACCCCAAATGCCGAAGTTAAACCGTTAATACAGGATCGATTAAGAAAAGACGGCTATTATACAAGACCAATTGATCCTTTAAGTTCGACCGAATTTACATTTACACGGTTCCTAGTTCCTCATATAATGAACAACGAGGGATGGGCATTATTCTGCGACTGTGATTTTATCTGGGACGGAGATATACAAGAAATTTTTGATCAGGCCGATCCACGATATGCTGTCATGGTGGTAAAACATAATCATCAACCTAATTCAAAAACAAAGATGGACGGAAAAGAACAGACACAGTATCCGAGAAAAAATTGGAGTTCAATGATTCTCTGGAATTGCAACCATCCTTCAAATTCAAAACTCACTCTAGAAGATGTCAACACCCAACCCGGATCCTATTTACATCGATTCCAGTGGCTGGCAGATTCGGAAATCGGTGAATTAAATGTGCAATACAATTTTCTAGTGGGTTATAATAAACCCGAACAATGCAAACAAGGTAAACCGTTCGCATATCATTGGACCGAAGGCGGTCCTTGGTTTCCTCGATATATGGACTGCGAACATAAAAATGTCTGGTATCAGTACCTCATAGACTATTCTAATGAACTAGGCAGAAATAATGTTACCGCATACTCTCCGATAACATGGGTAACTTCGTTGTCTAGAGAATATTACGAATATTGTGCAAAATTCACTATGCCCACATGGGAAAAACTACCAGGAGATGTTGTCATAGTTTGGGATGACAAGCCGATAGATCTAGGATTTGGAAAAATTTTTAATTTCTGGAAAGATGTGGCCAGTCCTGAAGATCCCTGGATTAAAGAAGGCATGGGCGGGGCCAAAGCCGACAGATTTTGGAAGAAAAGTCGTGTACAAGTCTGGGCTGCTAGACGATTTAAAGGGTTAGTAGTTTGGATAGATGCTGATATCGCAGCGACTAAACCGTTGACCCGTACTAGAGCTATAGAATTATTGCATCCTGGAAAAAATGCGTGGACCAGTTTAGACGGAGGGATGGATTGGCCAGATCGAGGGGACTGTCCTATAGATACTGGCATCGTTGCTTTTAATTCCAGGCATACAGAATTTGAGAAATTTATCAAAGATTATTCACTGACTTGGTACAATGGAGATATCTTTAGAATACCTCAACCCTATGATCATCATGCTGCTAATCATGTTAGAAAAACTTGGCCAATGACATCGTTGGCTCCGCATTTTACTACATGGGATAAACGCCCTACTGAATATATAAGTAGATTCGTTTTAGAAAACAGTAAACTCAAAGATCATTTTATCCATTACTTGGGTATAGAATATAAAGATCGCTTAAGAAAAATTAACGACGAAGACATAAGTTCTAAAAAGGAAAAGAAAAAATGAAATTCGTTGTTTATCAGGCGTGCCTGCCTCCTACAAACAAAAATCTCGAAAAAAACGAAATTTTAAATAGATTCCCTTTAGGCGTCGCTTATCTAGGATTAGACGATGTTATTATTCATGAACAGCGAAATCTTATAGATGCTGACGTAGCTATGATGATAGGGTGGGTCCATGAAGATTCAAGAGACACGCCTCATTTGGTATTTCGTAGACAAATTATAGAAGAACAAAAACGTAAAAATAAAAAAGTCTTATTGGCAGATTCTAATTTATTTCTCTACAAGGATAAATCTAACCCTCATCATTATTTAAGATATAGCTATAACGGAATTTTTCCAAATACGGGTGATTATTGTGACACAGACATAGATCCGTCTAGATGGGTATCTGTTTCGCAACACATCGGTTTATCTTTAAAAGATTATCGAAGTAATGGCAATCATATTTTATTGTGTTTACAACGAAACGGAGGTTGGAGCATGAATGGATTTGATGTTGTTGATTGGACTGCACAGACTCTTCGAGAATTAAGAAAATACACTGATAGAGAAATAGTTATCCGTGCTCATCCCGGTGACAAGGGATCTAAAAATTATCTCTCCCCAAATAATCTAATTAAAAAAATAGGCATGTTAAAAAAAGTAAGATTAAGCAAAGAGAGTGTGGATTTAATGGGGGATTTAAAAGATTGTTGGGCAGTGGTAAACTATAACTCTAGTCCTACAGTGGCAGCAGCAATAGAAGGTTATCCGGTATTTGTCACAGATCCCGATCGTAGCCAGAGCAAAGAAATCTCTAATAATGATTTTTCTAAGATAGAAAATCCCGATTTACCAGATAGACAAAGATGGGTCGAGCGTCTAGCAATGTTCCATTGGAGTTTCAGTGAAATCTCTAACGGAACTTGTTGGAGTCATATGAGAAATTATGCTTAAAATACAAGTTATTACCAGTTTCAATCAACACTATTATGATCTTATAGGCAAAGATGCTGTAGAGTCGTGGTTAAAATTTTGGCCTGAAGACATGACATTGACTTGTTATGTTGAAGAATTTAATATTCCTAACAACACTAGAATACATCAAATATCATTCGACGACTTTGAAAAAGAATATTTTATATTCCAAGAAACTGCCCATAAACAGGTAAAGAAGTTTGCGAAAAAAGCCTGGAGCTTTATTCATGCGATGCATAATTCAAATGCTGATAGAATCATCTGGCTCGATGCCGATGTTTTACATGTAAAAAACATCGATATAAAATTTATAGAATCAATTTTACCAGAGACGGTATTAAGTACACATATGGGTGTAATATATACTACTGCAAAAGATGGTTCACCTGGAAAGTGGTTCGTTCCTGAAACTGGGTTTTTTGCGATCAATACAAAACATAAATTATTTGATCAGTTTAAAAAAGAATATAGACGGCATTACGTTGAACAAGACCATCATATGTTAAGAAGATTTTATGACAACGATGTTTATGGATATGTATTTGAACAAACGAAAGCAGACGGATTAGATCTCTGCAAAAATTTTACCAAACCTTATAAGACTCCGATGCGCCATACTGTTTTAGGATCTTACATGGAACATTATAAAGCCAAACACAGCAAGGCTGAATTTAACTCTGATGACTGATCCAATATTTTTCAGTGCGTGGTCGTATAAAATCGGTTTTTAGGCTTTTACCGTGATTTTTACGGTTACCTTTAAGGTGATCCAGATAAGCACCCCATTCGCTGTTGACCAAAGGATGACCTTCACCTTTGATTAATCCCTGACACCAATCGTTCCACTGCCACTCGGGGTGACGTTGCTTGACTTCTTTACGAACTTCGTCAAAAACCCAGCAATCGTTCCATTCACTGAACTGGAAAATCCGTCCGCTGTCGTAGGCCTGTTGGAATTCAGATAAAAATTCCTGTGTGTTTTTATCTCTAAGATTCATAGAGTAAAGACCACATTCAGTAAATTTCCTTTCTCTGCCTAAAAATCCTAGACCAATATGGGACTGGCACATCCTATCGATAAAATGATGAGGAACAGGAGTATGGCAGATCATATCAGCATCCATCCATAGCAATAGGTCAGCCTCAGTGTTTCGAGCAGCATGGCAAACAGAATAGATCTTATGGCTAAATCGAATAGCATCCCACCTAAACCCGATTCCTGGCTGCTTGCCTTTACGATCCATTGGGCCAGTCGCTACTTCGCCCCTGGCCTTAGGATCATCCTTCCACCGATTTTTAAAAGCCACTAATTCCGGGCACGATTCATGTAAATCTCGAACTACGAGATTTTCTGCAGATTCGTCTATGGTATGATCTTGAGGATATGCATATAATGTTATATCCCCGGGCCAAGTCTTCAAGAATGTTTGTACCATCCTCTTGGCATATTTGTCGTAGCCCTCTTTATGGAAGGTAGTTACTACGGCTTTTTTCATTTAGTCTGATATCTTTGTATGTCGGCCTCTACCATCATTCTGACAAGATCTTCAAAACTTGTGCGTCGTTGCCAGCCTAGCACTGTCTCCGCTTTTTTCGGACTACCGCAGAGGCTATATAACTCAGCAGGACGTTTAAATCTGGGATCACTTTTAACATACTGCTGCCAGTCATCGATTCCAGCATATTTAAATGCACGTTCTAATAGATCACCTATGGTATATTGTTGCCCTGTGGCCACGACATAGTCGCCGGGTTCATCTTGTTGTAGCATCAACCACATGGCTTCTACGAAATCGCCAGCGAATCCCCAATCTCTCTTGGCATCGAGATTACCTAACGTGATACTGTCTGCTAGACCGCATTTGATCTTGGCCACGCCGTCTGTGATCTTTCTAGTAACGAATTCTTTGCCTCGGATGGGGGATTCGTGATTAAACAATATTCCGTTTGAAGCATGCAGACTGTAACTTTCACGGAAATTTATGGTCATCCAATAGGCATATAATTTAGCCACACCGTAGGGACTGCGAGGCCAGAAAGGAGTAGATTCATCTTGGTGTCCACCTGAGATTTCAATGCTGTTTCCGTACATCTCTGAGGTAGATGCCTGATAAAATCTAGTGTCGGGGTTGTGCTGCTTGATGGCGTTTAGAATATTAAGCACTCCGACGGCATTTACTTCGGTGGTCAATTTGTTCAGATCCCAACTGGCTCCCACGAAACTCTGTGCTGCGAGATTATAAAACTCATTGGGTTTGAGACTTTTAATCAAATGATTCATGCATCCATCATCAGTGATATCGCCGGTGATTAATTCGACATCGTGCTCGATTCCGAGATATTTTATGTTGTCTAAATTAGGGTTGGAATACCTTTTTATCAGTCCGTAGACCTTATAATCTTTTTCTAGTAGTAGTTTTGCTAGATACGGACCATCTTGCCCGGTCATTCCGGTAACGAATGCAATCTTTTTCATTTTTTCCTCAGTCTAGATTAGTTTTTTATTTATAGTATGAGATTATGCCTATCTTAATTTCCAGACATAATGATTTTTGTAAACATCCACGATTTGATAGTTGTGTGATTTGAGAAATCTCTGATTTTCTTGAGAAATCAAAGCAGGACCCTCAATGACTATGAGAGAATTCCATCTTTTCAGTAACGGTAAAAGTTCTGTGATGTGATTTTCGTGATCCAGGTCGATCAATACCACATCGACATCATATAGGTGTGAAATATTATCGAAATTTTCACGATACACGATGTTCTTTGAACGCAATATCCTTTTCTTGTCATCGATTAGAAAGATAGTTCCGAACGAATCCGTCAGTTCCGACAGATTTCCCCAGGCGCTGCCTGCGACCAAGATGTTCCGAGATTTTTTGTTTAACTTTTTTATCCGTTTAGCGAATTTGCTCATAATTTATCATTAAATACTAGGTTATTTATAAGACCTTATGAAATTTAAATTATGGAAAGAGCACGGCGCTCTAAACAGTCCACCGGTATTTGCTGCTGTAGAGCAGGGATTGAAAAATATCGGCATGGCGGTGGTCGAAGACGGCCAAGACATTGACGTGATATGGTCGGTCCTTTGGTATGGTCGGATGAAATCTAATAAATCGGTGTTCGAAAGGGCCAAATCTCAGGGAAGGTCCGTGATGATCATTGAGGTTGGAAATCTTTTCCGTGGTTCTACATGGAGACTGAGCCTCGATCATATACACGGGCTCGGAAAGTTTGGCAATAACCATATGCTTGATACCGATCGACCTAAAAAATTAGGAGTAGTCCTGAAGCCGATCAATGACAAGCGAAAAAATCGCATATTAATCGCCTGCCAGCACGAACACAGCCTCCAATGGCAAGGTCAGCCTAGTATGGCGCAATGGGTTTCAGCGATGGTAAGCAGAGCAAGGCAGTATTCGGATAGGCCGATCGATGTTAGGCCTCATCCCCGATCTCCCTTTCACATAAATTTACCGGGTACAGAATTGATCCGGCCGGCCAAGATACCAAACTCCTACGATGATTTCAATATAGATTACTCATATCATTGTGTGATCAATTTCAATAGTGGGCCAGCAGTGCGTGCCGCCGTCGAAGGAACTCCGATCATCTGCGATCAAACCAGTTTAGCACATCCAGTTTCAGATCATTGGGAGAATCTAGAAGATCCGACGCTTCCTGATAGAGAAGAATGGTTTTTAAAATTATGTCATACCGAATGGACGGTCCCGGAAATACAGTCGGGCCTGCCATTTTCCAGGATTTTTTCTGGATTTTAAAATCTTGACCTAATGCAGAAATTATAGTAAACTACTACAATGTCAAAATCTGTTTACATAGAAGATATTTTTGATCAATTTCATTCTTTGATTTCCTCGCAGCAGTTATTGGTGACCAATCAGGACCTCACGGCCACATATAGCCTCCATGATTACTGTGCGAATGACGAAAAATCGCTGACTTCTAATCAAGCCAACTATCTTTTAAAGATTTTATCTAGATATAAAAACGAAAGTTTCGATCTCGGTCTAGATTATAAATCGGAGATATCAAATCCAATATGGAAAAAACCTTTTCGTACCTTAGATCTATCTAAAAAAGTTTTTGTCAAAGTTGATGATCAGAAAAAAATCTGGATTTGCTTGAAATTCCCCTTCTCGCTAAAAGAAACGTTCGACAACGAGGTCAAGAATGAAAGGTCGAACAGTGAAAATAATCGATGGGATCATGAAAAAAAATTACGCATGATTGAAGCATACAAACACAATATCATGCACGTTAATGAATTCGTAAATTACCACAATTTTGACATAGATAATACATTTTTAGATCTAGTCAGCAGTGTCGAAGAGATATGGCAACAGCAAGATTCGATAATGCCGTATGCTCGCGCCGACGAACACAGGGTCATATTAGTCAATGCGGTCAACGATGCGATCGAAGCGTTCGAATCTAAAAAAACAGGTATCCGCGAACAGGACATTTTCTTGGCGAAAACCATGGGGTTTCCATTAAAATCGGAAAAACCACTCAGTACCTTGGTAGAGTGTGTTTCTGTTAATTCTGCCAATCAATTTTGGTTGAAAGAGAATTCAAAATTTTTCGACCTGCATAGATCGGCCGGTGGCCGCTCGGCAGTGATCTTAGATAAGAACACCAAAAATTTGCTCGAATGGTTAAAACAGTTCATATCTGATGCTGAAATCGCTGGCTGTAAAGATGAAATCAAAATCTGTTTCAGAGAATCAGAAAAAGAGAATTCTCACATTAACTCTTGGATCAAAGAAAATCGATTAGGAGGAAAAGTCGACGAAGGTAACATCTATATTTTCTTACAGAAGCCGCCTAAATGGTTGTTTAAAAATAAAATAGATGTTAAAATTATAGGGACAAACTGTTATGTGCCTCCGCTTAGTGACGCGATCGTTTCTACGTGGATTTTCAATCATCCTTGTCTATGTTATCTAGGAGAAGTGAAACCTACAGTGATAAGGAATTTTAAAATTGTCAAGTTGTAAACTGATTATCAAAGACGAAGTCAATATAAAAGTCGAGAGCCTGCCTGTAGAAGTCCGGCGTAAAATTGTCAACGAACTAAAGTTTGATCTTCCCTATGCCCGCCATATGCCTGCATATAAATTAGGTCGTTGGGATGGAACTAAGACCTTTTTCGGCATAGGTGGGACCGGTTATCTAGCACATCTAAATGTCATACTTCCCATCATAGAAAATTCCGGATATGACATAGAAGTTGAGGATCAACGTCTGCATCAAACGATGTCATTCGCCTACATCGGAGAAAACTATTGGGCGGATCAGGGAAAGACTTGGCCAATAGGTCACCCGGCGGCAGGCCAACCAATTGTGCTGAGAGATTATCAATATGATGTGGTTAACAAGTTTTTAAAAAACCCGCAATCATTACAGGAGGTAGCTACAGGTGCTGGTAAAACGATTACTACCGCGACGCTTTCGCATCTTTGTGAACCTTATGGCCGTACGATGGTTATTGTTCCGAACAAATCGCTTGTTGTCCAGACTGAGGAAGACTACAAAAATCTCGAGCTAGACGTTGGCGTGTATTTCGGCGATCGAAAAGAATTAAACAGAACACACACTATCTGTACATGGCAGAGTCTCAACGTGCTCGAGAAAAAGAGTTATGACGACGATACTTTATCTTTGGCAGAATTCTGCGAAGGGGTGATTGCCGTTATCATCGACGAGGTGCATCAGGCCAAAGCAGATGTACTAATGAGATTGGCCACTCAGAACTTCCGTAATTGTCCTATCCGTTGGGGTTTAACAGGAACTATACCTAAAGAAAAATGGGAATTCCAGAGTCTATTGGCTGGCATAGGACCTGTGATAAATCAAGTGTCGGCTTATGATCTACAACAAAAAGATGTGCTGGCGAAATTAGAAATCAACGTGCTACAAACCACAGACATAGAAGAATTCCGTTCATATCAAGAAGAATATACCTGGCTAGTCACCGATGAAAAAAGGATCGAATGGATCGCTAACAAGATCGAAGAAATTTCCGATACAGGTAATACATTAGTGTTAGTCAATAGGATCGACACAGGAAATAAGATCACTGCGATTTTAAAAGATTCAGTGTTCATCTCGGGTGCGGTAAAACTAGACGATAGAAAAGAAGAATATGATGAAATTAAAACGGCCGATAATAAAATCATCGTGGCAACTTACGGCGTTGCCGCTGTAGGTATCAATATACCTCGTATTTTCAACTTGGTTTTATTGGAACCTGGCAAGAGTTTTGTTCGGGTGATACAGAGCATAGGACGAGGCATCAGAAAAGCCGAAGACAAAGATTTCGTGCAGATCTGGGATATAACTTCGACCTGTAAGTATGCCAAACGTCATCTCACAGAAAGAAAAAAATATTATAAAGAAGCAAAATATCCCTTCCAAGTCACCAAGGTTACCATATGATAAATTTTTTCAATTTTAAAAAGAAAAAGATCAAACTACAATGCTATACTACTATGCAGAGCCTAGTCGATCTATTTCCGCCTCAGGCAGGCAAAGGGTCTTTGCCTAATTGGTATTTCGACCTTAGCAAAGATCCCGATTGGGTCACCGTGCGGCATTGTAACGGATTCCAGGATCTTTATAAAAACAGTTTTCTCATTAGGTCTTGGTCAGACATCGACATCGAAGTCCGCCCGGACGGATCTATCGCCTACGATTTTGCCTGCAAAGAAGAAATCAAACTGCCCTTAGAAAGACATCACATTGACAGCCAGGCCTCAGGTGCATGGCCCGGTTATTGCAACATAAAATTGATGAGTCCGTGGTATTTTAAAACTGATCGGATGGTAAAATGGTTGATGATGTCACCTGTTTGGGATCAAAAAGATCCTTTAGAATGGACCGTGGCTCCCGGTATCTTAGAATTCAAATATCAGCATGTCAGCAATATAAATTGCCTGTTGAAACTAAAATCAGAACCGTACATGATCCGCATAAAAGCGGGTCAGGCATTGGCACAATTCATTCCCATGTTTGAGGAGGACTGGGATATGGACATTAATCTGTTCGATGATCGAGATTGGAACAAACATTTTGGACGATGGACTCATTCATTCGATTTGTCTTATCAAAAAACTCGAGCGATGTTAGAAAAGAGGAATAAATGAGAATATTAACATTAAACAACACAGCCTTCGATCTTAATGAGTTACCGAACGAAGTAGATGAAGATACTAGATTTTCAGTGCTGGATAACAGTAATCCCAACGATCCGGATTTCTTTTTCATGCCGCTGATCTTCCTAGAATCATTTAATAGTCCTGCGATATTATTGAACATAGG